TAAAACCTAAAAAATTACCTATTTTTCTGTATGTAGACCCAAATAATGATTCCGCCATTTCAGTATACAAAAAACTTGGATTTGAAAAAGTTAAAAAAGGAGCCTACGGCGATAAATATGAGTACAGAGAATAATGGGAAAAACTATAAAAGTTAGACTCCTTATAGATGATGATGTTCGGAAAAAGCACGATATTTCAAATATACGATTTCTTATTTTCACTTACTTAAATGACCCAGACGGTTGGGCAATTCACGGGTATTCGTTTGACCTTGTTCGTTCACATGAAGATGTTTTACTTAGAATCTGTACACCTTCTACAATAGATGCTATTTGTGGACTTTCAGGAAATCTTTCATGTGCAGAACTTGGAGGGAAAAATATATACTTAAATTCAGATAGATGGTTCCATGGAGCCCCAAAAAGTAAATTAAACTTAGATGATTATCGTCAATATATGGTGTCTCATGAGATGGGACATATTTTAGGACATACACATAAGAAATGTCCTTGTAAGAATTGTCATGCTCCAATTATGATGCAACAAACAAAAGGAATAGGGAAATGTTCACCAAATATTAAAGTAGACTAAAATACAAATGGGATTTGTAAACACAACATTTACTATCATTATAATATGTCTCGCAGTTGCGGCATACATATTAGAAATGGAAGGAGTAACTCAAGGAAATACTCAAAAACAACAACTTGTATTTGGAATTCCTGCAACTTATATTTCGTTTGGAATCATTATGAATGCAGGAATTGTGATTTACCTTTTGTTTTTAATAATATGGAATTCAAGAAAATTATCAACTAGTTCAATTGTAATTGCATTTGCGTTATTATTGGGTCTGTTTGTACTTGAAATCATAGTTACAGTATCAAATGTTAGACTACCATCATCTGTTATTACTTATATCATTATAACTATCAATTTCTTGATAAGAATGTATTATATTTTAGAGTTTCAACAAACTGGTATACCTGCAATTACAACTACAGTTGCAGATTCATCAACATTTAAGAAAGAAACTCCAGAAGAATACATTGCTAGAAAAGAGAAACAGGAACAAGAAAGAAAACAAAGACAAGAAGAATATGAAAAACGAGAAGCTGAACGAAAAGAAAAACAAGAAGAATATGAACGACGAGAAGCTGAACGAAAAGAAAAACAAGAAGAATATGAACGACGAGAAGCTAAAAGAATGGAAGAAAAGGCTGCGTGGGAAGCAATGACTCCAGAAGAAAAGAAAGCAAAGGCGGCAGCAGATAGAGCCAAAAAGGCAGAGTCTAAAAAAGAGTAAATAGTCGTTAAATTAATAACTTTCACAACCTTCAACTATTAATAAACAAATGAGTCGCCGAGAAGTTTTACCAATTGTAGATGAAAATGGACCTATTGATTATCTTGAGGAGGACCCAGAAGTTCCAACTCAACGATACTGTGTGATTTCATTTTTGTCTCCTGAGAAAGTGATTAAACAAAAGAATGAATTCTACAATGAAGAGTTTATTCAATGGTTGGAATATGATTGGAAGGTTAAGGGAATGGAGAATTTCGTAGCATTTATCTCCAAGAAATACTCTTTAAAAATTGATGATCTTTTCAAAGATTTGGAAGAATTCCGTAAAATTCATAACGAAGAAATCAAGAAGACAGATGTGCATGAACAGTACCAAGTCTTTTTACTTAAGAATGAAAAAGAATTGGAAACTAAGTTTTCTGAAAAGGTTAAATTCCGAACAAATGTAAGAGGTGTAAAACTTCGTCGTGTGTTTTCCAACTTAGAAGAAACTCAAACATTTGCAAAGATTCTTCAACGAAGATATCCAAACGATAACCTTTATATTGGAAAGGTTGGTGCTTGGTTACCTTGGGACCCATCCGAACATTTGATGCCGGAAGTAGAATATGCAGAGAAGGAGTTGAACGAGTTGATGAGAAAATATAAGGAAAATGAAGTCAATCGTGAAATCTTCTTTGAAGAGGAGAAGGCTGAAAAGATTCGTCTTCAAAAAGAGGAGAACGAGAAAAAGAGAAAACAAGCATTTACTGACCAAGGATTGGCTGATACTAGACAAATTGAAGATGCACTTCAATCATCGGTTCATCCATCAGAAGGCGGAATTAGAGATATTTAATTAGCTTTTTTAACATTGACCCAAGGACCAGCGTTCTTTTTTCTAACTGCATCTGGATTAAATTCATCTGCCGCTAGCATTGTACTGGTAAATGGTTTATTATCAACCCACAGGGAATCATCGCACATTTTAAAAGGAGGATGGGCGCTGGCTTTATACCAAAATACTTGGTCTTCTAACTTGTTAGATTGAACACCGTTACAAATGACTAAACATTCATAATTTTCAGTACATTGGTCCATAAACTGACAGAACATTTCAAAAGTAGGAAACATACCTGCGAAGTTCTCATAAATACGCTTACGATTTCCAATACCGTTCTCACGAAGAATAAATACGAAATCAATATTTGTTCTCAAATTTGGAGTAATACCTAATGGATATTGCATAGTAATTAAAGTAACCATATCAATGTGACGACCATTCATAAAGACATACCGAGTTGACTCTTCACGAATCCAAGAAGCATCGTATAAACAATCATCTAAAATTAAAAACGCACGAGGGTCTAAATTAGAATTTCCACCTTTTGATTTCTTTTCATGTTCACGAGTTTGCTTTACTGCTAATTGTCTTTTAATAGAATTCATAACTATTTCAGGTTTATACTTGTCATGAATCAACTTAGAAGGTACAATATCTTGGAAAAAAGGATTGGCGACCTCAGTACCTGAAATAACTGTTCCAATCGGAAAACATGCCTGAGTATTGGCTAAAATATCCTTCACTAAAAAAGATTTTCCAGTATCCTTCTTTCCTATAAGAACTATCATGGGAGATTTATGGGAATCTATTTGACATCTGTCTACGATTGTCTCCATGTTGAATTTTTTAATTTGAAAATTCATCATATTGATATTACTGCGTGAAGTTTTTAGTTATGCTTTAACCCACTTTCTATAATATGGTGAAGCGGAAACAATCTACTAACAGCGAGCTTCGCACGAACTCGATGAGTATGAATGTTCAAAGGTATATTGATTTGGCATTTTTAAGAACAGGTGCTAAGCAGTATTGGAATATAGAACATATTCAACCATTCTTTCCATCGGTGGAAAAGTTGTTCAAAATAGAAGGATTGGAGTCACCGATAGAATATGGAATTAAATTTCAGAATCAAATTTCTGGAATTTTAGGAGAATCTCAAATAAGATTACAAAATGGACAAGTTGTTCAAGTTCATAAAAAAATTAGTATGGTATTAAGTCCATTCAAATGGATGCAGGGTCTTTATGGAAAAACATTTGGATTACCATCTACCTTGGAACAATCTACTTTAGTTCATCATAAACTTCAAAATCCTAATAATTCTGCGTATGTAGGCTCTATTATTTCCGCCGCGTTGTCAGAGAGTTCATGTCTTCATTTTCCAAAAGTATATGGTGTATTTACTGGATTATCACAACATCATACTATTAATATTTCTGACGATTACGAAGATTTATGTGATAGAAGTTGGTTTTCACAAAATATTGGAAAAACATTTGAAATGAAACTTTCAGACAATGTTCAATCCTTTTCAGAATTTTCACATACAAGAAAAGCAAGACTTGAAGTTCAATTGGGAGAAGATATTGTATTAGATGATGTGAAAGAAATAGATGGAGTAAATGTTCCAGAAGCTGTAGAAATTGGGGAAATAAAGGCAATGTTTAAAGAAGAGGAAGAAGTAGAAGAAGAAAGTGAATCAGTATCTGTTTCTACAGGATATATGTTTGGAGTGAAATCATGTTCGTGTGGAGGAGAAGATATGGATATTGATGTAGAAGAAGAAGGAACAGAAGAAGAATTTGCTTGGGCAACATTTGAAAATGTACCCGTTCAAATAACTTTAATGGAACAATGTACTGGAACTTTTTATAAACTTCTTATGGAAAATCCAGAACAAGAAAAACACTTAGCATGGTTGACACAAATCATATTTGCATTAGCATACGCTCAACGAAACTTTGCAGTTACACACAATGATTTGCATGGAAATAATGTAATGTATGTTCCATACGAAAAAGAATACTTATACTACAATTGTTCCGGAAACATTTACCGAGTTCCTACTTTTGGATACTTGATTAAAATAATTGATTTTGAAAGAGGAACAAGTTCTATTAAAATTACAGGAATGAAAGAGCCAAAACAATTTATGAGTGATCATTTTGCATTAGATGAAGAGGCAGGTGGACAATATAATTTTGAACCTTTTTATAACTCAAAATTTCAAACAATCAAACCAAATCCATCCTTTGATTTAGCCAGATTATCTACTTCTTTATTTTGGGATTTGTTTCCAGAAGGGCCGGACCATGAAGAATATAAAACCAATCCAGTATTTGAAATGTTAATTCGTTGGACAAATTCCAGTGAAGGAGGGTCTCTTTTATTTGGAAAAGAGGTTCCAAATCATGACAGATATCATGGATTTCATTTATATAAAGCAATTGCCAGATTTGCTAAAGATGCCATCCCACGAAAAGAAATAATTAATTTGAAACCTTTGTATGGAATTTCGGAAATTCCTACTGGAGAAACTATTTGTAGTATTGAAATTTAAATACATAAATTTTAAAGTAACAAATGATAAGTGTTGTAATACCAACTTACAATCGTTTTATACCTTTGTTAGAAGCGATTGAAAGTGTAAAGACTCAAACATATAAAAATATTGAAATTATTGTTGTAAACGATGCTTCCACACAACCAGAGTATGAAACTTATGATTTTTCTGGTTGTAAAATTATTCATCTTCCTATAAATTCAAAAAAATTACTTGGAAATTCTGCTCCAGGATATGTTAGAAATATCGGAATTGCAAATTCTTCTGGAGAATATATTTCTTTTTTAGACGATGATGATATTTGGCTTCCTAATAAATTAGAAATACAAATTGATAGTATGAAAAAATATAATTGTGAAATGGCATGTACAGAAGCTTATTATGGAATAGGTAAATATGATTCAAACAATAATTATCAGTTATACAACAAAGAACATTTTTTTAATATCCTCTTAAATATTTTCATTTCTAAAGAAAGACTTGATTTATTTCATTTAATTCAAAAAGAAGCAATATGGAATAGGGAATTTTTGTCTGTACATAATTGTGTTATAACATCATCTGTATTAGTTTCTAAAAAAATAATAAAACAAGTTGGTTATTTTAATCCATACATGAGTCACGCAGAAGATTATAACTTATGGATGAAAGTTTTAAATTTAACAAATTGTATTTGGATAAATAAACCATTAGTTTATTATGATGGAAATCATGGAATTAGAAACTAGGAACACCTACAAACATTTCTTGAACTTCAGGAATATTAACAGTATTAGCAACTTCGCTCACAACATTGGTTACAACTTCTGGAACAGCTTCTGCAGTTGTAGCGAATACGACCCCCGAAGTAATTAATCCACCAAATAAACTTAACTTTCCAGCTTGTTCCCATGAAATAGGTTCACCTTTTGCTTTTCTTTCAAGTGCATACAGAATGAATGCTACAAGGGCCACGGCAATGGACGCAATAACAATCATCATTTTCTTATTCGCAAACGAAGGGAAAGTTTACAAATTTAGAACGAGAGTTTCTCCGACCTTTGATTCTAATTCTTTCATAGGGTCTTCTGGTTCTGGAAGTGGTTCCGGAGCAGGTTCAGGTAATGAAGTTGGCTCTGGTTCTGGAACGACGACTGGTTCTGGAAGAGGTTCAGGTTTATCCAAATCTTCAAACTCAATTGTTTCTACTTCATCCGAAAAAGTAAGTTTTGGTTTTTCTTCTTCCTCTTCCTCATCATCTTCTTCCTCAACTTCAGATTCTTCTTCAACTTCTTCTTGGATAGAAGATTGAGGTTCTTCTGAAAAATATTTCTTTGTGATTGCTTCCCAAGGTAAAAATGCACGAATAACTTGTTCTAAACATTCTTGAATGATTCGTTGAATATCCTGTCTATTACGAGCTTGTTGTTCGGCGGATACTCCAACTGTTTTAAAAAGGTAAGCAACTTGCCACAGTTTACGAGCAGAATGTTTATAAAGTTCATGAATAAATTTGGCTAAACTTGGACTATCAAAATCAATTTTAATTTGAGAAGATTTTCCTTTGTAATGTAAAGATGCAAATGATTTCATATATGCAATAAATACACCTAGTAATAAATCATCAAAATAAGTACATTTAGAAACTTTTTGAATTCGTTCAACTTCTGTAGACAAAGTAGAATCTGACCATTCTGGAATACGAGTCAACATATTCTGAAAAGTTCTCAAAATTTGGTCTAATTGATTATTACGAATACACAAATCTTTTGCGGATTCATAAATACTCCAAAATCCATCAGAAATTGGACCAATTAACAAAGAACCTAAATGTTCTCTTAAATGATTCTTAGCAATTTCAGTTTCTGACATTTGTTATTTTTGATTACTATAATTGAAAACTAAACAACGCAAAACGAATTTTAATTTATGAAAGAAAGTGAAGAACATAAAATTACAAGATGTTAAACAATCAAGAAATTGAAACAAAACTTAATGCCCTCGTAGAATGTCTCGCAAAGAAATACAAATTTAAAGCAGACCAAGCTATACAATTCCTTAAAACAGGAACAGATGTAAATCATATTGCAGGGTTTCTTACAGAAGAACCGGTAGTAGAAGACCCAGCAACTGAAAAAATTCGTAAAAATATTGCACTTTGGACTAAAAAATTGAACGATAACAAATTCAAAGACGAAGAAGCAAGAAACAAACACATTGAAAAACTTGAAAAAGAAAAGAAAAAACTTGAAAAACTAACTGTTGTTTCGGAACCTGTTCCTGAACCGGAAGAAAAACAAGAAAAAAGAATTTCGCGAATGTCTCAAGTATTATCTAAACACCTCAAAGTTGCACTTGAAGAAGTCAATCTTGAGATGACAGATAAATTAAAAAAAGAATTTGTCAAATTTGTGGATGATTTAACAGAAGATGATTATCGGAGGACTGGCTTGGCTGATCACATGCGAGAATTCGCCAAATCTAAAGTCCCTATTCCTGAGACAGTGGAGCCAGAAAAAGAGCCAGAATTCACTAGCGACATGGTGGTTCAAGAATGTGACATTTCCGAGTTACGAACAATTAGAAAAGTTTTAAAAGAAAATACTAATAATCCAGGTATTTATTTGAATACTAAAGATAATAAGTTTGTAACAGGTCCAAAAGAAGAGCCAGACGAAGACTATGAACTAAATACTTTTAATGGAAAAGAATATATGGTTGGAGTAACTTCTAACAGAATATATGAAACATTAAGCATTGGTGATGTATTTGTTGGATTCGCAGGGATTGGACAATTTGAAGAATTTAATCCCAAAATCTAATTACACAATTAGGAAAGCTATATTTAAAGAAACTATACACTCCAACACATTCAAACAATGNGCNTGGAACAAAGATTTCTTTTAATTCCGGAACTATTTGGATTTCACCTTTGTAATTTCTTGTAAACTCTGACCAAGCATACTCAAAATTGATATCCGGATAATTCCTAGGAATTTTTCTTTTATAGAAAGTATTATCTGAACTATCCTNTGTAAAAACAAGAAGCTTTTCAACTTTATTTGCTTCTAAATATGCCATACTCAATATACGATCCCATACTTTTTGCCATGAACTTACAGTATTAATGTCATAATAAGTATCGTAATAGGATTGTGTTATATTGAGCTCAATGTCCACAACTAAAGAATCCATTTTTATTACTTAAAAAATTACCTTTAAATGATGTCTGTTGAACTAAATAATCTTATCCAAAATACTATCGGGGGAAGTAACCAGAATGAAAAGAATGGAATAAAGAACGCAATACCTGCCCAAAGGTAAGGAGAAATAAAATGATTTCCAAATTCGTATGCTGAAAACACAGACAATGTTTGAAGATAAACTCCAAAGAAAATAGCCAAATTTCTAAAGATAATTCCAATTGCGGACATAGCATGTTGAGATGCTGGAGCAGTAGCAGTTACTGTTGGTGGAGGTGGATTTATAGACACCATATTTCCATCTTTTTCAGTCAAGGTTTTGGAAGCCTCTCCGTTTATAGAATAGGTAATTGTAATGGTTTTAGTTTGACCGGGTGCTGGGTCTTCAACATTCAAAGCATCCGGTGAAACTGTAAAGTTCAATTTTCCTNGTTGTATATGCGATGTTACTGCTTTTGTGACATTGACAATCTTGGTGCCTACGCCATAGGTGGCAGATGAAATAGAGATTCCACTACTCATTCTTATTATGAAGAGAACACGACATTTGCTACGCCTCCCAAAACTCTCAAAAAGTTATACGATTCTGTATAGGCTCTAACATTGAAAGTATACTGATATGTTTGAGCATCTCCTTTTCGTATAATGGTAACCAATTCATCAGGAGTATACAAAAGCTGTCCATGAGTTCCCCTTGCCAGTGGGTTTACAATAGTTGGGTTTGCAGAATTAGCAGTTGATTTCAATACACATACAGAGGTAGTTGCAACTGGTCCAGTAAAAGATGGTTGAACATAAGTATTTCTCAAAATAGTTTTATTGAATTGGGACCCATTGATTTGACCGGATGGTTGTTCTGTGTTATGATTGAGAGCAAAGGAGTAAGAATAAACTCCTGGTAAATCTTCAATTGTTCTTCCAGTATGATGGCGATAATTTTGAATTTTTGAAAAGAAATCGGTAGTTTTGGTAGAGAATCTGTCTTTACCGTCAAGAACAATGTTTGATTCCAATAAAATATCGCGTTGTGAAACATTTGTAGGTTGATTGTTTCCAGAAGAATACCATGGAGTCATATATGCCATTGTAGTAGAATCCAAAGGTGGTTTTTGTGGATCTGTCCAATTTGTGTAATTATCATAATCATTCAACAATGCTCGGTCACTTCGCTGAGCTACCCATACAACGCGAGTACATAAATTTCTCATCGTCAATTCTATATCGTTTGAAGTACCATACTGTCCAGCTACTTCTTTCAAATCAATTTGAGTAATTTTAAAAGAATGGTCGGTTTTTGCGATATGAACTAATTCTGCATCGGTTAAAAAGATATAATTACATTCAAGGAAAGGGTTCAATTTCCAAGTCATTAAGTTTGGATTGTAAGGGATGGTTGGATTAGAAAATAGANGGGGACTTAAGAAATGAGGCATTTGAAAAGTTGAAATAGAAGAATCAGGTGCAATACGAGTTGCAAAGGTAGAAGAAGAAGGACGAACATCAATCACAGTAAATAATTGATAAATGTTTTTCAACTCTACTACAATTTCAACTTCTGAAAGTTGAAGAGCAATTAAAGGCAACGCTGAACCAACTGATTCACAAAACCAAAAATGTAAAGGGATTGTTAATGTTTTACCAGCAATAGAAGGTTGTGCTAAATTACTATCAGATGAAGAAATCGCATGAGGATATTGATTTAATCTATCGTAAGCATTTGCTGGGTCGTATAAATCTGATGTGTTTCCAACCATATCGTCAACAATCTTCTTTTTGTTCGCATCAAACATCGTTGAAGCATATAATTTCATCCATTCACCAGTATGTCTTACGATTTCTTGACCATTGATTAAAATAGCCACATAATTAATCATGTTATAACCAACATTCTTAATCCATTGAAACTCGTATCCAATTGCGTTTGCATTTGGGTTGGTATGTGGATACGCTGGATTTGTTTGTGTGAACGGAACTATAGGAGAGTATATATTCGGTAAACTTAAATTTAGGTAACAATCATTTAGTAGTTGGGCGTACCGTTCTACTTTTGCTCTCAGTGTTAAACTCCCCGACGGAGGTAGATTTAGATTTGTCGTTTTGAAATACAATTGAAAGTGTTCCATAGCGAAATCGGTGTGGCGTTTGTATACGGATCGGAAGTGGGTGAAAGAAGGGTTTCCATTGACCAATTGGTCTTGGGCGCCCTTCCCAACTAATTGCATTAATCCACCAGTCATTCTGTTATATCTTTTACAGATTATGTCTATAAATTTGACTCGTTTAAAGAAAGCTTGTTTCTTCCAACTAAACTATCAAATGGAGCTCACATATGTTACAATTGTTGTTTTGGCGTCTATGATTTTTGTTTTATCGGGTATGGTCGGTTACCTTTACTGGCAACAAACCCGTATGTTACAACACATTCAATCATTAGCAATGGTTGTATCTACTCATATTCCAAAACCTGAACCCGAACCCGAACCCGAAGTAGAGCCTGAACCCGAGACCGAGGCCGAACAAGAGGAGGAAGAAGAGGAAGAAGACGAAGAAGATGACCGAATTACAGTAGAAGTTGTAGAAGGACCTCCACAACCTCCTAAGGAAGTAGATGTAGATGATATTGAAAAGAAGACCGCAGTTCAACTTAGAGAAATGCTTACCGCAAAAGGTATTCCATTTGGAAAACGCGATGCAAAACCTGTTCTCGTCCAACTTTTAAAAGCAACTGCTTAAACAATGAATAGTTATAAAGTATAATGAAATTGGTTTCATTTGATGTGGGATTACGCAACCTTGCCTTCTGCGTGTTAGAAGGAACTAATCGTTCTGATGTTAAAATTCTTCATTGGGATTTAATTGATGTGATGGCAGAATCAGCAGGACATGATGAAGCCAAATGTTTTAAATGTAAGAAACCTGCAAACTGGATGAAACATGATGAATCGGCATATGCATGTAGAGTTCATTGTCCAAAAGGTTCAAAACCAGTAACAAAGACTTCCTTGAATAAACAAGACATTTCAAAATTAAAAGAAACCGGAAATCAATTTGGAATTACTGGAAATACAAAAAAAGAATTAGTTGAAAAGTTATACAATTATTATGCCGAAAATGTTTGGAAACGATGTGTGAAATCTACCAAATCAATGTCTGTAGTAGATTTAGCAGACCCAATCGCTCAATGTTTAGAAAGTCGTAAAGAATTGTGGAAACATGCAGATTTAATTGCATTTGAACAACAACCTGATAAACGAATGCTTTGTGTACAAGCTATGCTTCATATGTGGTTCGTATGTCAAGGATATAAATGTAAAGGTGTTTCTGCAACCCATAAATTAACAAATATCATTACATTAGATGACCATACTAAAACTTATAAAGGTCGTAAAAAGACAGGTATTCTTCATGCAGGAGAACTTGTACCAACACCTGAATTAAAAACTTATATGATGAAACACCCTAAAAAAGACGATTTAGCAGATGCTTTTTTACAAGGATTATGGGTTCTTGAAAACTCAAGGCGGTAAAATGAATTTATTTAATGAAATAAATGAAGAGTATTAGAATGAAAGTAACTGGAGTTCTAGAATTGAACTCTCGTATTAAATACGGACTTACTTCAAAAAATGTACCAATTTATCTGTTTCGTCCATTAGATACATCACTAGGATTATGTATTGTTGGAAGTTCATATAGAGACATCTCTACAAATGTATTAGCAGTTGCAGAGGTAGCTGAATTTGACAAAACAAAATTAACACGAGGAAATTTAATAAGAATTATTGGAAAATGCGGTGATTACAGAGCAGAAAAAGAAGCGAATCTTTGCAGATATTCTACCGTGAGTTGGAAAGGTTTAAACTTATCTACTATCAAGGTGCCTGAAATGGAGTTTCCTATACTAGGTGGGTATACTTTCAATATTGATCCGTTTGGATGTGAGGATATAGATGATGTTTTCACAATTGGTGATGATGGATATTATTATATCACAATCGCAGATGTTGCTTCGTGGTTTCATACGAATATAGGTCACGAATTTATTCCAAAAGCAGCAGAATTAGGACAAACTTATTATTCTAACGGAGGTGTTGTAGCACCTTTATTACCATTTCAAAAGGAATGTTCCTTACTTTTAAATCAACCAAGACTTGGAGTTTCTCTCAGATTCAAATGGGAAGATAATAAAATTACAAATGTATTATTTCTGAGGACAATGGTTGTAAATAATGAAACTTTTAATTACGAAAGTATTTATAACTCTCCAGTTTCAATGATAATAAAAGATATTGCTTCTTACTTGGCTGGAANAGATTTAGTTGATTCTCATGAATGGATTGAACAATTGATGATTTTCTATAATGTAGAAGTTGCTAAAATTTTAGTTGAAAAAAAGAACGGACTTTTAAGAGTTCATGAAAAAACAAGTAAAGAAAAAGTTGAAGAATATAGAGAAATTATTGGATTAGATGCAAAATATTTAGCATATAAATCTGCAGAATATGTTTGGGCTTATGAAGATGGTGAAAAAACACATTGGGGACTTGGAAAACAATACTATTGTCATGCAACTTCTCCAATTAGACGATATGCAGATATTTTAAACCAATTAGTTATTACTAACAGATGGAATACAAGCTTCTTTATTGAAAGTTATAAATTGAACGAATCGTTTGAAAATTCAAAGAAATACGAACGGGACGAATTCTTCTTAGAAAAATTAATGTTTCATACAGAGAACCGTTGTATTTCTGCAATTATAATCAACGACCACCGAGTTTGGGTTCCTGATTGGAAACGCTTAATAACATACAAAAATGAAAAACAACCTGGAACAAAAGGAACATTATACTACTCTCTTGATATGAATCAACCAACTTGGAAACGAAGAATGGTATTTAGATTCGAAGATACAAACTATCTGGAATAACGAAATCCCTTACAACCTTGTTTTTCATATCCTTCATTTTTTCTACCATCTCTACATCTTCTGAAATTGTAGAAATATTAATCCATTCATCAATAATATTTGATAATTTCAACATTGCTCTTACAAAATTTCCTTGTTCTACACCATATTTCTCACATACGAATGTTTCTCCATTTAACCAATCATGAACTACTGCCATCCAATATTCTGTAAGTTGCCAGTATTCTGGTTCATGGATGTAATTTTCTTCAATATAAATTTGATTTGCATATCTTCTCAACGATTCTACAATATCATCTTTTTCAATAATTTCTTCTGTATGAGGCATTTCAAGAAAACACGATAGAATTTCCGTAATTGTTTCAGCACTTTCATTATGAATTAGTTTTGATTCGTATAACTTAGACATCAATAAAGGATGTCCTTCATGAATTTCTGAAGCTAATTTTCCTTTATTTGTTAATGTATTATTTTCAACATATCCGAATTTTTCAAGAATTCTCTTAAATAATTCCATTTCTTCATTTTTTGAAAGGGTTTCAATTTCTTTATTATATCTTTCAATTTGGTCAGTTATTTTTTTATAAGTTTTATAGTTTTTTTGATACTCTGCCCATTTTGGACCCATATGAGAATTATTCCATCGTTGAAGTGCAGATTGAAGAAGTGTTTTTCCCTTGTTCATTGCAGTTTTCAAATGAATTTCTATAGATTCTTTATTTTTTAATTCTTCTAATACCTCTGGTTCAATAACTGGTAATTTTTTAGATTCTTCTTCAATTTTATGAATGTAATATTCAATTTCAGTTAATCGGATTTCTTCTTTGAAAGTTTGTTTCTCAATTTCTTTACCAGATTGAAGCATTGATAAAATATAACTGTAATCAAATTTTAATTTGGAAGAAACACTGTCACTTTTTCCAGTCATCATTTGTTTCACTTCTAACGGTTCTTCTGGTTTATGAATAGGCAAGTATATGACAATTCCTTTATCATCTTTTCCTCTTCTTCCAGCTCTACCTGCCATCTGCATATATTCTGAAGTTTTCAGCATACGCATAGATTCATCGTTTGGTTTACGAAAGGAAGTAAATACGACAGTTTTAGTAGGCATATTGATTCCTACGGCAAATGTTTCAGTAGCAAAGAGCACTTTCACAAATCCTTTTGCGAATAATATTTCAATAATCTCTTTCAATACAGGTAATAATCCACTATGATGAAATGCTATACCTTTTTCTAATAATGTAACTAAACTGTGATACTGTTCCATCTTCAACAAATCAGGATATCTATGTAGATGAAATTTTATAATATGCTTTACATCTGCAGTTTCACTGGAAGTTAATAACATGTTATTACTTACCTTTTTCGCATACTCTTCGCAATTCTTTCGTGAAAATACGAAGAACAATGCTGGTAAATCCATCTTATTAATCAATTTATTCATGCGGTCTAAGAAGGAATACGTTCTAACATCTCGTTCTACTACATCTTGTCCTTCTTCTCTCGCTTTTACTCGTTCCTTATGTTTTCTTACTTCATCTTCATCACTGTAATACTTTCTTACCCATTTCGCATATACTTCTTCATGAAAGGTTTCTTTAGAATCCATAATTACATCTCCTTCTGGAGTTGTATGAACTAATGGAACAATGCGATATTTCGTTGAAAGTAGATGAATTGGCTTATTCTTGATTTTTCCTAACCATTCTGCGAAGAATTCAGGAGAATCAATCGTCGCTGAAAGAAGAACTAAATTAACTGATGGATTCAGTAAAGTAAGACATTCTTCCCATACTTTTCCTCTATCGTTGTCGTTAATGTAATGCACTTCATCAAATACCACGGCATCTAAATTATCCAAAGATAAACTGGCGGTAATTCCAATATTTTCTGTAGAAGTTCCTTGTTTGTAAAGTAGGTTTCTCAATATTTCAGTCGTCATAATGACAATATCTGCTTGAGGCATGAACTTAATATCTCCAGTCATAATTCCAACTCTATTTCCATAAATCTTTTTCAAGTCATGAAATTTCTGATTTGAAAGCGATTTGATAGGAGTAGTATAGAATACTCGTTTTCCTTTATTCAAAGAATGCCAAATTTGAAATTCTCCGACTAATGTTTTACCTGACCCAGTCTTCGCAGTCACTAATACATTCTCATCTTTTGAAATCGCATAGATTGCATGTTTTTGAAACGGATCCAACGGAAATGTAAAAGGTGTTTCCACTTCCGGAGGATTTGTTGATAAGTCTGGTATAATTAACATTATAATTACTACACCCATTCACTTTATATTTATTTTTTTCGTTTTGCGTTGTAGTTTTCATAACTGACTCGTAAGTTTGAAGTAAATGGGTGACATCCTTGGAGTTGATTTTTTGACAAATAATAGAGTCTCGGAGGCTACTTCCGTAGATATTAAAATGCCTGATTTAGGAGCGATTGACCTTCCAGTATTTAACATTGAGCCTCCTTCAGAAGAGAAACCACAATTAATGCCTTCGTTAGATTCTGTAGGTCCAATGCAAACTTCCGATGGATTTCAAAATTTAAATGCAGAACCATTCTTAAATATTTCACAGCCTTCTAGGCGTATGTCTGATGAGTATGTTATGAAGGAGAAATATGAATTGTTAAGAAAGTTTGACCGTCTTGCAAAACTTGGAGTTCCAATGAGAAAACGATTCACACTTGAGTCTCCTATTGATGAGATGAAGATGGAACTAGAATTCATTAAACGAGAGAAGGATGCTGATGCTACTATTAAACAATTTTGTGATTGGTATGTTACTGGTATGTCTGCATTAGAATGGAGTTCTACGAATGTTCCATTTATGAGAGCATTTGGACTAAACTTAACAAATCTTTCAGAATCCGCTCAAATGAATGTAGCGGATATGGAGGAAGATTTTGAAGAGTTATATGATTTGTATGGTGATAAATTGAAGATGCATCCATTAGTTCGTATTCCAATTAGGACATGTATGATGATTTATATGGTTCATTTAACTAACCAAATGGCACAAAAANCACCTATTCCAAATATGGACCAAATTTTAAGAACTAATCCTGATATTGCTCGTCAATTAGCAACTGCAGCAATGCAACAACAAACNCAAAATCGTACATCTGCTGGAGCAGTAGCTCCACCAATGGCACCTCCTGCAGGTAATCCACTCGCTGGACTTTCAAATTTTATGAACAGTATGATTCCTCCACCGCCAGCTCAACAAACAAATGTTAGACCACCACCAACTTCTGTGAAACCAGCAATCAAGTATCCTAAACCAAATCCTCAACCACAAATGGCAAAAGTAGAATCACCAGCTCCAGCACCAGCTCCAATTCGTGAAATGAAAGGACCTTCTATAAACATTGATGACTTACTTAAGACGGTCGATTCCAATATTGAAACTACTAAAAAAG